GGATGAAAATAATACTAAGACTGCTGAAGCTATGGAACAAAACCTCAGATGGTTATTGCAGTCAGCAGTTCCCTCATTAGATCCTAAGAAAGGAAAAATAATTGTTATTGGTACACCGCAGCATCAACGCTGCTTAGTAGAAGTACTAAAAGAAATGAAAGGTTGGGTAAATATGCATTTTAGTCCAGACATGGATAAACAAATTGCATTATGGGAAGAATGGCAACCTATAAAAAAATTAAAACAGAAAAAAGAAGAGTTAGAGTCAATAGCAAGAGTAAGTGTTTTTTATAGAGAGTATTTATGTCAAATAGTTGGTGATGAAGACCAGCTGTTTAAAGAAGACTATATACAATATCATGATTATGAATTAGAAATAGATGAAGATAATCAACATTATTTAAATACTGGTTCTGATAAAATACCAGTAAACGTCTTTATGGGGGTTGACCCTGCATCCTCAATACGCAAAACAGCTGACTATAGTGTAATTATGCCTGTAGCAGTTGATAATAATAATAATCGGTATATTCTAGAATATTATCGCAAAAGAGCAACCCCTATGAATTTAGCAGAAAGCATTATAGAGTATTTTAAACTATACAAACCTGTAAAGGTACGTATTGAGTCTGTTGGCTATCAGGAAATGTTACGAGAATATTTAAGACAAAGGACAGAAGAAGAAAATCTATTTATTAGTGGATTAGAAATAAAAGAGTCTCCACGAACTAGTAAATCATCAAGACTTGAAACAATGGAGCCATACTTTGCACAAAAAAAAGTATATATTAAAAAAAGTCAATTATCTTTAAAGGATGAACTATTATTATACCCCAGAGGTAAACATGATGATTTATTAGATGGTTTATATTACGCTATGAAAAAATGTTATACACCTAATCACGTAGTAGAAGATAAAGAAAAACAATCCAGCAGCAGAGTTGCAGCAAAAAGATTTGATTGGAAAACATCTTAATATGGAACTTTTTACTTGATTTTGTAGTTTAACTTACTAAAACTCTAAATACATGCATAATAACTCTAATTCTAAAGACCCAGAAGTACAATTTACACACGACCTTTTAAGCGAATATAGCTCTGCCAGAGAAAACTGGGCAAAGCAAGCAGTAGAGGATAATGAATTTCGTAATGGTAAGCAATGGACAAAAGAACAGTCTGACGCATTACGTAATAAAGCTCAAGAACCAATTGTAGTAAATGTAATTTTTTCTGCAGTAGAGCAAGCTAAAGCTTTGCTTACTGCTAACAAACCACGATTTCAGTCAACTGCCAGAGAAACCAGCGATACAGAAGTTGGTCGTTTATTTTCTGACTTGATGTCCTACGTCTGGGATAATTCCAATGGCAACGTAGAACTCAAGCAAGCTATTGATGATTACTATGTTAAGGGCATGGGAGTTATGATGGCATATACTGACCCAGATAAAGACTTTGGTCGTGGTGAAGTTTGTCTTAAATCATTAGACCCACTTGAAGTGTATTTTGACCCAAGCAGTAAAGACCCATTTTGTAGAGACTCTGGTCATATTTTAGTAGCAAAGTTAATGAGTCAAAATCAATTGATTCAATATTACCCAGAATATGAAGAACAAATAAAAAAAGTACAAGAAACTAGTCATATAAATATTACTTCAGAAAGTAGACATGCTTTAAAATCAGAAGATGTTACTTTAAAAAGTAGAATTGCTGGAGAAGAATTATCGGGAGATAGAGAACTAGAAATGTTTACAAGGTATTCAAAAGTACGTATGCCTTATTTTAAAATATATGACCCTTATGCAAATGAAGAAAAAGTATTAAATACAAAAGAGTATAAAGATTATCAAAATGAAGAAATAGTTATTTTAACTAATTCTAATGGTGAACAGCAAATATTTACAGATGAAAAAGAAGTAAGAGGATATATTCAATTACATGAAAATGTAGGAGACACATTTCATCTAATGCAAGACCCTATGTCAGGACAACCAGTTCCAATGGCAGGAGAAGAACATGAAGGTTCTATTCCAAATTCAACAAGTCATATTGACATTGCTAGTAAGATGCATTTAATAGAAGAAGAAAAAATATTAGTTAATGAAATTGAAATAACAAATATTAAACAATGTGTTTCTATAGGTGATATGATGTTATATCAATCAATACTACCTATAGAAGAATATCCTATAGTGCCAATTATGAATGGTTTTAATCGTAATCCTTATCCAATGTCTGATGTTAGACTTGTAAAAGGTTTACAAGAGTATATAAATAAAATTCGTTCATTAATAATTGCACATGCATCTAGTAGTACAAACGTAAAATTATTAATTCCTCGTGGTGCAGTAAATAAACAGCAAGTAGAGCAGGATTGGGGTAGGGCTGGAACAGCGGTTATAGAGTTTGACCCAGAGTTAGGCAGTCCTATAGTAGCATCTCCAATTCCTTTGCCAAATGAGTTATATAAAAATGAGGCAGATGCTAAAGCTGATATTGAAAGAATCCTTGGTATATACGCTTTAATGCAGGGCGACATGGGTGCTGCACCACAAACTTTTAAAGGTACTGTAGCTTTAGATGAATACGGACAAAGACGTATTAAATCTAAAAGAGATGATATTGAAGAAGGTTTAAATCAATTAGGTAAAGTAGTAATAGGTTTAATGCAGTATGTATATACAGATCAAAAAGTTTTAAGATTAATGCAACCAAATAATAAACCTAAAGAAGTTGTAGTAAATAGTCCTTTATATGATGATATAGGTAATGTAGTAGGAAAGTTAAATGATATTACAGTAGGTAAATATGATATTATTGTAGCATCTGGTTCAACATTGCCAAGTAATCGTTGGGCAAGGTTTGAGTATTATATGCAGTTATATCAATCTGGTTTAATTGACCAAATAGAGTTATTAAAACAAACTGATGTTGCAGACATGGAAGGTGTTTTACAGCGAAATGGTCAAATGCAACAAATGCAACAGCAGGTGCAAGCACAATCTGAAGAGATTAAAAAACTTAAAGGTGATTTGCAAACTGCACAAAGAGAGTCATTACACGATAGAAAACGTGTAGAAGTAAAAGAATTTGAAAAGAAACTTGCTAAAGCAGAAGCTAAAGTAGAGATGGCACAACAATTATATAAAGCTAGATTAGGTGATGAACTTAAGATGGCTAGAAATGATTTATCTAATGCAAGTGAAAACAACCCACAACGTGATATGAATGAACGCATATTAAGTTTGGATGAAGCATAATTGAGGAAGCGGTTGCTGGAATTAACCAAATCGCAAAAAAGGAAAAGAAAATGGAAAAATTGGAAGTAGTTGATGCTGGTACTGCACCCGAAGGTAACGTAGAAATGTTTCAAGGAGAGCTGTCTGCAGAGACACCTCAAGTTGAATCAGTTCCTAACGTTGACCTAGACCCTGTTACAGGGCAAGAGGTTGCAGAACCAATTAGCCAAACCACAGAAAACGGTGTTGACCAAAAGGAAGACACTAATAGGTATGAGTACTGGCAGTCACAGGCTGATAAAGCCAAGAGTGAGTTGTCTGGACTTAGAGAAGAACTGGAGTATTATAAAAATGGTCTACAGCCTGTAGAACAAATGATACGTCAAAATCCAGAGGTTCTCCAAAGTTTAGAAACTAAGCTCTCCAACGGACAACCTGCAGGACAAACCCAAATGGGAGTTCAGCAGTCTTCGTTGAAGGAGCCAACAGAACCTGAAAAACCAGTTAATTACAATGAAGTCGATGCTTATAACGACCCAGAATCAAAGTCGTTTCAGTATCGAATGGCTAAAGAAAACTATAGAGATGAATATCTTGGTTACCTAAAAGGTGTTGATGCACAACGTCAGTCTGATATGCAAGTTGCTTATCAAAGACAAGCTGCTGCTCAACAAGAAGAAGCTATGAGGCAACAAGCATATAGTCATGCTGTTAATTCATATGGCTGGGATAATCAAAAAGCAGGTGAGTTCATTCAATGGGCTTCTGCTCCTGATAATCTATCTATGGATAATTTAGCTAAGTTATTTGAATTAAGAACAAATGCGAACCCAGTAGTGCAACAAAAAACACAAGAAATGCAAAATCAAGCTCAAAGGTTATCGGTACCTAAAGACCCTTCTGTAATTACAGGAAAGTCTGAACAACCAAGAACTGAAGAGCAAGCATTTAGTGATGCATTACTAGGACGCTAAGTAAAAAAGGAACAATAAAATGGCGACAGAAAAACGATTAGGTGCTGGAGCTGATGGTGCTAGTGGTATTTTATACACAGATAGACGAGATTTCTATGTAGACCCACAAGTTACTAAAGAGCTTTGGACTGACGTTGCTCCCTTTACTACGATGGTTAGTAATCAGGAAATGCGTTCAGTACCAGACCCTATATTCAAAATGTTTGAACATAGAAACCCTTGGGTAAAACAATCTTTTTTAATTAATGAAGCAGATACATTATCAGCTAATGGAACAGAATCTCCAGCTAGTAGTGATTATAGTGACGTTGATGGTATAGTAGGATTGGCAAACCCAGCAGATTCATCATGGATTGGATTAGTAGTAGAAATAAGAAGCAGTGGTGTTAAAAAAGCTACAGCTATTATATCTGCTGTTGATAGTGGTGATATAAAATTCAAAGCTATTTCTACACATAATGGAAGTGATTATTCTATGTTAGATGGCGATGAGTGTATTGTAATTGGTAACGCACATGGTGAAGGTAGTTCTGCACCTGATAGCTGGGCTGATGAATTGCAAGTAGTATATAATTCTACTCAAATATTCAAAACAGCTTTACAGGTAACTGGAACACTTCAAGCTGCAGTATTAAAAGGCGAGTCATCTGAATTAGCTAGATTACGTAGACAAAAAGCTCAAGAACACAAAATGCAGAAAGAAAAAGCTTTCTTATTTGGTGAAAGAGTTGGTGGTACTGGTCTTGGTGAAGCTTCTTACGATGCAGGAAATAGGTCTGCTAATGTTGATGAAACGTTTAATGATACTGGAAGAACTGATGCTGCTGGTAATTTAATTAGAAGTACATTTGGAATTGTAAGCGCATTAGAAAAGTATGGTGAGTCATCTTCTTCTGAAGCTGCTCAAAATATCTTTACTGTATCTGAAGCAAGTTATTCTTATGGTAATTTTGTAGATGATATGGAAAAAGTATTTCAGTATGTACCAGAAGCAGGTGTTAAACGTGCTTTTGTAGGTGCTGGTGCTTTAGGATACTGGTCTAAAATGGCTGGTGATTCTGGATTATCTGGAAATTCTGGATGGAGTGTTAACCTTGGTGACATGAAGCGTGATTCATTAGGCTTTAATTATAGAGTACTTGAAACACCTCATGGCATGTTACAGTTAATTCCAACCCCAGCGTTGCGAAATGACTATAATAAATACATGGTTGCAGTTTCTGATGAAAATCTATTCCATGCACAATACAGACCAGCAATGTATCAGGCTAATATTAAAACTGACAATGCCTTTGATGGTGTTAAAGACCAATATATGTCTGATGAAGGACTTGGTATACAGCTAATTGAGAGTCATTCTCTGTTTAAAATCACAGCGTAAGGAGGCTAATTATGGCTAGACCTTATTTAGGTGGTTCA